TCCCATGCAGCAGCGTGAGATGTATAATGGACGCTGGGCTATGATGGGTCTCATCATGGGATTCGTTGCCTATGCCATCAACGGCAAATTCTTTTTCGGTATCTTCTGACACTTGACAATGACTTCAATTTTGTTTACAATGGTATCCGTTGCCTGGTTCGTTCTCCTGGCAGCGTCTGTTGAAAAAATTTGCGAAACTTATTAATGTTTAACATCACCACCAAAGCACCCGATGGAACTGAAACTACTTTTGTATGTGCTGACGATCAGTACATTCTGGATGCTGCTGAAGAAGCAGGCATTGACCTCAACTACTCGTGCCGTGCTGGTGCCTGTTCGTCATGTGCAGGAAAACTCGTCTCGGGTACGGTAGATCAAAGCGATCAATCGTTTCTTGATGATGATCAAATTGATGCTGGTTTCATTCTGACTTGTGTATCTTATCCTACAAGCGATTGTGTGGTTGAGACTGATAAGGAAGAGGAACTGTATTGATGCTGTGGACACAAGAAGCACTCACCCAAATGGTCGCTGACCTTGGGTGGGATGTTCGTAATGATGATCTTCACATTGAGGTCGGTGGCACTTCTGTCTATGAAATTGAGGGTTTGGGAACAAAGTGGTCTCCCGTAAAGGGAACTCGTAAATATAATAATGATGCCTTCATTGTCATCAAGAATAGATCCCGAGACCCTTTCACACCCAGTAAAGCAAATGCCGAACCCGAACCAACTGTATGAAGACATGCAGAAACTGGATGACATGTATGAAGAACTTCTGTGGCATCCAGATGACGAGTTACAATTCACCCATGATGGTGAGAAAATAATTATCACAAACAAAACACTGGAGAAACAACAATGAAATTTGGATTTACCCCTGAGGCAGAGATCCTCAATGCACGTCTGGCTATGCTCGGTTTCGTCATTGCTGTAGGCACTTACTTCACCACTGGTCAGATCATTCCTGGAGTTTGGTGAGGAATCACTAACACAAATAAGTATTTGCACTTATTGTAAAGTGTAAATAGGTTTATAATCGCTACCATTACAATGGCACTCGCAACAATGGCACTCATTCTTTTCGGCACCTTTTTTGGTGCTGCTATGATGTCACAATCAGGTGATGAATAAATATACATGAATATCGTCGTCGCGACCAAAGAGACCTCTGCCAACTAACAGAAGGTCTCTTTTTTATTTGTTGAATTCAAAGGTTTATATGGTAGACAATCAAATGTTCCACATCTATGAGAAAGGAAACAACAAACCCGTCAAGGTGTGTATGACAGTAGAAGAACTGGAACAAATGATCGCAGAAAGACAGGTGGATTGGTTGCGTTGGGAGGTCCAACCATGCTATACTTCTTATGAAGTCGGGGATGCCTCCTTCTGAGATGAGTACAAATACTCAAATCTGAGGGCTTGACGGATTCCCGACCATCTGTTATGATAAATAGGTAAACAAATGTAACGGACCTTTAAGGATCTGTTACAAACACCTGCCGCTTGACCGAGACTAGGCAGGTCTAACAATCCGTCTCTCATATCCTTGCCTGAGGGTGGCGAGGAAATAGTATCTCCACCATTTCCCTGATGGACCTACTACTTGCATAACAATGACTGCAACTCTTTCACAACAACGCTCTACTAATGCCTGGGAACAATTCTGTAACTGGGTAACCTCCACCAACAATCGTCTGTATGTCGGTTGGTTCGGTGTCCTGATGATTCCTACGCTGCTTGCTGCTGCTATTTGTTTCATCGTCGCTTTCGTCGCTGCTCCTCCTGTGGACATTGACGGCATCCGTGAACCCGTCGCTGGTTCGCTCATGTATGGTAACAACATCATCTCTGGTGCTGTTGTCCCTTCTTCTAACGCTATTGGTCTCCACTTCTATCCCATCTGGGAAGCAGCTTCTCTTGATGAGTGGCTCTACAATGGTGGTCCTTTCCAGTTGGTTATCTTCCACTTCCTGATCGGCATCTATGCATACATGGGTCGTGAGTGGGAACTTTCTTACCGCCTAGGTATGCGTCCCTGGATCTGTGTTGCATACTCTGCACCTGTTGCAGCAGCATCTGCAGTCTTCCTGGTCTATCCTTTCGGTCAAGGTTCTTTCTCTGACGCTATGCCCCTGGGTATCAGTGGCACCTTCAACTACATGCTTGTTTTCCAAGCAGAACATAACATCCTGATGCACCCCTTCCACATGCTTGGTGTGGCTGGTGTCTTCGGTGGTTCCCTGTTCAGTGCAATGCACGGTTCTTTGGTTACTTCCTCGCTGGTTCGTGAAACCACTGAGTCTGAGTCCCAGAACTATGGTTACAAGTTCGGTCAAGAAGAAGAGACCTACAACATCGTTGCTGCTCATGGATACTTTGGTCGCCTGATCTTCCAGTATGCTTCGTTCAACAACTCTCGTTCACTTCACTTCTTCCTCGCTGCTTGGCCAGTTGTGGGTATCTGGTTCACTGCTCTTGGTGTTAGCACCATGGCATTCAACCTGAATGGTTTCAACTTCAACCAGTCCATTATTGATGGTCAAGGTCGTGTCCTGAACACCTGGGCAGACGTTCTCAACCGTGCTGGTCTTGGCATGGAAGTAATGCATGAGCGTAATGCTCACAACTTCCCTCTTGACCTTGCTGCTGCTGAGTCAACTCCTGTTGCACTCACCGCACCTGCAATCGGTTGATACAAAACTGAATAACGAATTCATTGGCGGGGAAAAAAATTTCCCGCCAATTTTTTTCTCCAAAAGTCCGATGATAAACAAAGAAACTCCACCAAAACTGAGGGAGATTATCATGGATACTTGGCCTCAGTTATACTGGTTAAAACAAGATTTAAAGGAAACAAAAAATGACAACAAGTACACTACAAGCACCAACAAGGGGGTGGTTTGATGTCCTGGATGACTGGCTTAAACGAGATCGCTTTGTCTTTGTGGGTTGGTCTGGACTCCTTCTTTTTCCCACTGCTTATCTTGCAATTGGCGGCTGGCTTACTGGCACGTCGTTTGTTACTAGCTGGTACACTCACGGGTTGGCGTCTTCCTACCTTGAAGGTGCTAATTTTCTTACGGCAGCAGTGTCAACTCCTGCTGACGCTATGGGTCATTCTCTTCTTCTACTTTGGGGTCCTGAGTCTCAGGGAGATTTCCAACGCTGGCTCCAACTTGGGGGACTCTGGAATTTTGTGGCGTTACACGGAGCCTTCGCTCTTATAGGTTTTATGCTTCGGCAGTTTGAAATCTCACGTCTCGTAGGGATCAGACCATACAATGCTATTGCTTTCTCAGGTCCTATTGCTGTATTCGTTAGTGTTTTTCTTATCTATCCTCTGGGACAATCGTCCTGGTTCTTCGCACCGTCTTTCGGGGTGGCGGCAATCTTCCGATTCCTCCTCTTCCTCCAAGGATTCCACAACTGGACACTGAATCCATTTCATATGATGGGTGTAGCAGGTATCCTGGGTGGTGCATTGCTTTCTGCAATCCATGGTGTTACAGTAGAGAATACTTTGTATGAAGATGGTGAGCAAGCAAACACTTTCAAAGCATTTGATACGACTCAGGAAGAGGAAACTTATTCCATGGTCACTGCTAACCGATTCTGGTCGCAAATCTTTGGGATTGCGTTTAGCAATAAGCGTTGGTTGCACTTCTTTATGTTGTTTGTTCCTGTCATGGGTCTTTGGGTCTCTTCTATTGGCATCATTGGGCTTGCTCTTAATCTTCGTGCTTATGATTTTGTAAGTCAAGAGATTAGAGCAGCAGAAGATCCTGAATTTGAGACGTTCTATACAAAGAACATATTGTTAAATAATGGCCTCCGTGAATGGATGGCAACAGTGGATCAACCACACGAAAACTTTGTATTTCCTGAAGAGGTGTTGCCAAGAGGCAACGCTCTATGATATACTAGGGGTCGGTAACGACCCTCTTTTTTTATGGAGATTAAAGTTTACACATCCCCTGGGTGTTTTTATTGCACACAGGTAAAAGAACTGTTCAAACGAGCAGAATTAGAGTACGAAGAAGTCATTGTTGATGAAACAAATAGACTAGATTTTCGCACAAAATATCCCCTGGCAGTTTCATTTCCATTTGTTTTGATTGACAATGAACCAGTTGGTGGTCTTGTTGAGACTGCTAGAATCCTAGTTAAGAGGGGTCTGGTTAGTGCCAAAAAATGATAAGGATATCAACATAAATAAGGGCATAGAGCTCATGCTAAGGAGGGCTAAAGAAGACCAGGCACCAGAACCTATGAGAGGTTTTGGGTTCAAGCAATCATTCTCCCTCCTCAAACGTAAAGTTGAATTTAACTTGGAACTGAGGTGGGGAAGACAGTAACCACAACAGGAGTTGGAACATGGAAACGGCAACAATCCTATTTTTCTCGGCATCATTATCTTTTCTATTTCTATGTGTCGGGGTTGTAGCAGGGTGGACAGTCAAAGACTTTATGCATGACTATTTCTATACAAGAGAAGAGTTCCAGAACATGCATCCCGAGATGTATGATGATGATGGACTTGTTATTAACGAAGAACTACTATCAGTGAGATTTATTGAGGACGACGATGATGAGACTTTTGATGCATGAGGTGCTCCAGAAAGTATCCAACGCTAAGACTAAAAAAGAAAAGATTGCAATGCTACAGGAGTATAACTCTCAAGCATTGAGATCTATTTTGATTGTAAACTTTGACGAATCTATTGTTAGTTTGCTCCCACCAGGAACCCCTCCTTACAACGCTAACGAGGCACCAGAGGGCACAGAACACACGCGACTGGAGCAGCAGGTCAGACTGCTCCACCACTTCTTTAAGGGTGGTTCTAGCGTCAAGCAAGCGAAGCGTGAGATGATGTTTATCCAGATGCTTGAAGGTCTTCATTCTGGAGAGGCAGAAGTTCTGTGTCTTGCAAAGGACAGGGCAATTGGCAAACGTTGGAAGATTACGAAGGCATGTGTGGAAGAGGCATTCCCACAAATTAAATGGGGTGGTAGGTCTTGATATGGCGAGTGGAGTAAATGTCATTCATGCTAACTGCGATCCTGAATTAGCACAAGATAGATCTCTACCACATACTGCATATTTGATAGAGTTTGATGATGGTAACGGTGTTGTTTATGACATCGTTACTGCTGGAAAGAGAGTAGAAATCTTTGATTACTATTGGGACAAGTATCGCAATGTAATCGGCATGAAGCAGACAGAGGGCAGGTGCAATCCTAAATTATGGCAAGATCCAAGAAAAAAGAAGAAGTAAATCTTTCCGATTCCTTTTTACCAAAGACTAAACCCTGTAGGAAATGTGGTATTGTAAAACCAATTGACTGCTTTAGTCGTCGTGGTGAAGGTAAGATAAAGAAACGCATCAATATTGATTGTAAAGATTGCATCCGTAAAGAAGCGAAAGTAATCCGAGATCTTAAAAAACTCTATCCCAAACCACCAGACGGTACTCCTTGTGATTGTTGTGGTAAAGTTCCCAGTGGACCTTACCGCAAGTCACTACAATTAGATCATTGTCATATCACGGGAGAGTTCCGTGGATATATTTGTGATGATTGTAATGTCAGTATTTCTAGGGCAGGTGACACTCTTGCTGGTGTCCGAGCACTGGAGCGGTATATGGTCAGACATTACGAACCATAAACTGTATTAAATGTTACAATTGTCAAAGCATACATAGTATGGTATAATAACCATACGTTCATCCCGCCCTCGGGCGGGACGCAAGTAAGTCGCGGAACGGAGCGTTCATCCTATGCTTTCATTAGCACTCATCTTTTTTAGTCACGTCCCAGTGGAGAATTATCTTCGCTGTGAAGACTATGAATGGTTGAAGCAGGGACTACAAGAGACAACTCTTTTCACTCCCTTTGAGAAATCTGATCTTCTCATCCACTGGATGAATCATACAGATCCTCATTGTTTTGATAGCAAGGACGCACACGACTGAAGGAACGGGATTTAATTATCTCATTTCTTTAGGAGCACCTACAATGAACACACTTACCCTTATCCAGAAGCAGATCCAGAAGCAAGCAGCACTTCACGATGCTCAGATTGCGATGACCACTTATCGTGGTGTTCGCTATGAGTGTCAGCAAGGTGCTGAAGAAATTCATGGTACATTCTGCTATCGCGGACACACTTATAACAAGTGATATGGAAAACTATGTCTATCATCATGATGACATGGATAAAGATAGCAGACCACCTAGTTGTTATCAACTCAAATATAGAGGAGTAACATACTGGTCCTGCTATAATATGCACTTGCATGAATACTTTGAGCGTCTGCTTGAAGTTGAAGCAAGTAACAGGAGGGGTTGACGCCCCTCCTTTTTTTATGCTATAATCCTGACACATGTTAGAATAAATACATGGATAAAGAGAGACTAAAACTCATCGTAAAGAACCTCAAGTCTCTGACTAATGCACTTGAGAGCGAGGTTTATTCCGATGTCAATGCTTACAAAAGCGAGATAGGAAACCCCAAACTTGGGTTCTATCAGGGTCGTGATGACGACGACGGGTATGCGGATTAAACATGGAGGAAATCCCTTAATGAGATACAAGGATACTATCAAAGCAGCAAAGAAAGCGATCAAGCTTGCGGAACAGAATCCGATGCTGTATAGTAACGAAGAGATCTTGTACATGAAGAAAGCACTCTTCACTGCCAAGAAAGATCTCGCAGCAAAACGTGAACGATTGAGTAAAGGATTTAAGAATGAAGCAACAACATGGGTTGGTCAATCTAGTGTCAGTGACTCCCGAAGCGGAGAAGATGATGGGGTACGTGGCGAGGGTCAGCAACCCGAACAACCAGGACAACCCTAAGGTTGCTGGTCTCCTGTCCTACTGCATCAAGCATGGGCACTGGAGCGTCTTTGAGCAGGCACATATGACCCTTGAGATCAATACCACCAGGGGTATCGCAGCTCAAATTTTGCGACATAGATCTTTTACATATCAAGAGTTTTCCCAGCGGTATGCTGACAGTTCTATGCTGGCAGAAGAGATCCCTCTGTTTGATCTTCGCCGTCAAGATACTAAGAACCGCCAGAATAGTATTGATGATGTTGATGCTTTCACTAAGCAAGAACTTGAGATTACTATTCAGCGACACTTCCAGAGTGCCATGGATATCTACAAGCAAATGCTTGACCTTGGTATTGCTAAAGAGTGTGCTCGCTTTGTACTTCCTTTGGCAACTCCAACTCGTATCTACATGACTGGATCTGTTCGTTCTTGGATCCACTATATAGATCTACGGAGTGCCCATGGCACCCAAAAAGAACACATGGATATTGCTAACGCATGTAAGCAAATCTTTGTGGAACAATTTCCTGTTTGTGCTGAATCTTTGGAGTGGAATTGATGCCTACTTATCCCGTTAAAAATTTAAAGACTGGAGAAACAAAAGAACTCTACATGTCCATGGCAGAGTACGTCCAGTGGAAAGAAGAAAATCCTGATTGGGACAAAGATTGGTCACAAGGTTGTGCTAGTGCTGGCGAAGTTGGCGACTGGCGTGATAAAATGTCCAAGACACATCCTGGTTGGAAGGATGTGATGTCCAAGGTAAAACAAGTTCCTGGTTACGGGAACTCAACACGACACAAAGATAGTTATCAGTGGTAAATTATGGCAAGAGGTAGAGGCAACAAAGCACCTGGACAAGGAATGTCACGGAAGCAATTGAAGCGTAAGAAACCAATCAATGAGTCTTACCTTCTAGATATCACACCACTCACAGACAACCAAGAGTTGTTCTTTGATCAATGGGGTGAAGGTAAAAACATCTTTGCCTACGGTGCGGCAGGTACAGGTAAAACATTTATTGCTTTGTACCTAGCACTACGAGATATTCTGAACGAAGAATCTCCTTATGAAAAACTCTACATTGTCCGTTCACTTGTAGCAACCAGAGAGATTGGATTCCTCCCTGGCACACACGAAGATAAAGCATCGCTCTATCAGATTCCTTACAAGAATATGGTAAAGCATATGTTTGAGATGCCTGATGACAATAGTTTTGAGATGCTATATGAGAATCTCAAGCACCAAGAGACTATCTCTTTCTGGTCTACCTCTTTCCTTCGTGGCACCACTCTAGACAATGCTATTGTTATTGTTGATGAGTGCCAGAACCTGAACTTCCACGAACTTGATTCAATCATGACTCGTATTGGACAGGACAGTAAGATTTGTTTCTGTGGTGATGTCAATCAGTCTGACCTACAGAAAACAAATGAACGCACTGGTATCCTAGACTTCCAACGCATCCTAGAGAACATGGAAGAGTTTTCTATGGTAGAATTCGGAGTGAATGATATTGTTCGCTCTGGTCTTGTTAAGTCTTATCTAATTAGTAAATTGACGCTTGGTTTGTAATGCAATTGTTTAATCATGTTGGTGATCTGACTCCTGTTGAGATGACCGCAGAAATGGTAGATGGAAAACGTGTCTATCTAACACCATCTGGCAATCAATATCCGTCAATCACCACTGTGATTAGCAATAATTCTAAGAAGCAAGCAGGTCTTGCTAAGTGGAGAGCACGTGTCGGTAAAGAAAAAGCAGCGAATATCTCTGCACGTTCCGCAGGTCGTGGTACAAAATACCACAGCATCACGGAAGATTATCTAAACAATCGCCTACAACTGAAGGAGTACAAGCAGCATCCTCTTCCCGTACTTATGTTTCATCATTCTAGGGATGTCCTAGACCGCATAAATAATATTTACCTACAAGAGGCAGCACTTTATTCCGACCATCTAGAAGTTGCTGGTCGCGTTGATTGCATCGCTGAATTTGATGGAGTATTATCCATCATTGACTTCAAGACTGCTGCTGAACCAAAGAAAGATAGTTACTTATACGATTACTTTGTTCAGGAAACAGC